TGCTTTTCAGGTTTTTATGGAGTGCTGTGACGACTCAAAGGTGGTAATCCCATTGAGAGATCAACAGCTTGACAGCGCTGACGGAAGTTGCACCAGCCAAAGTGAACTTGACTATGGCAGGAGCGGCAGTCACAATCAGCTTCTGACTGCTCTTCAGTGTACTAGAAAGACCATCCATCACTCTATCTATTCCTGTGTCAGTAGCGGCACCTGAGGCAACTGTGGTGGCTAAGTAACCACTTGTAAGACCAACTCCCAAAACAGTGGCATCGAGTAGCCACTCCCCTACTGTCGGGAACCGTATGTAAGAGTCGGTGGGTGAAGTATCGACTTCAACAGGCGCGCCACCGGTGACTACCGCGTTAGCAAAGGGTACGTTGACCGTTGGGTTGTCAAGATTCTCTATCTTCTTGCTAGTGGAATACGCGGCGTCATCCTCCACCTGAGGCGTCATTAGGTCCACTGTGTATGTAGCTCTGATACACCCGTACACATTCGCATCAACGGTGCCTCCAACGTTATACTGCAAGCTCATTGTATCGTAAGTCTTGATATCTGTAGAGCTAATAGCAGCGTTGCGAACGTAATACTGTTTTGACTTTGACAAGTCTGCCTTATCACACGTGAGTCTAAGAGGCGACCATATCGTGCCGAGCACAGCTCCATGCATTGAGCCCAATCGCCTGAAATCATTGACCACGCCGTCGCGTGCATCATAGTCACAAACCATCATAATACGCCCTTTAGTTTGCGTCCCCACTTCCGGGATGAACTCAAAGCTTAAGGATCTCCATAAGTACGACTCATAATTCCTAGCTACGTTGCTCAGCCATGGGAAAGTGGTACTCAATCCTGGATTTATCTCCAACTTAACCGTGCTTTGAGTGACCGATCCATTCACACTAGCTACGTACTCCTGATGACGTACAGTAACCAGTGCATCTGCACGTGGTTTTGGCACCATCGCAGGTAGCGACGTCACCGCTTGCAAATTTATTGCAGCTGGCGCTCCACGCACTGATTTAACGCTGTTGCGTTTCTTGCTCTTAGAATTGACCCCAGAGCGGGAGGGTTTCTGCTTCTGTCTTTTCTGCATAGTATGGGATACCCTAGCAGAATGGGGACTATACATCGCAAGTGGATTAGGATCCGTGTAGTCTCTCGGCATTTTGGTTAGCACGGAATTATTGAGGCAGTAACGCCACCGTTTTGGTCCACCATTAATTGGCCCACTGCGACCCCATGCACGCAATAGGAGGCGTGCTCGCCGTGGTAGTTTAACGTCTTCCACAAGACAAACTCTTCAGGCTGGAATTTTCGTTCCATATGGCACCACTAATCGTCTGAAGTAATCCCAGCAATCGTCATATCCTTGTTCAAACAGCGAGTTGAAAATGTCGGGCAAAGGGCCCCCACACCAATTCTTGAGCTCACTCTCTAAAATGATCTGCATTTCAACGCTAATTCCGTAGAGTTGCTCAAATTTAGTGCGGGCGAGCAATGATATCCCTTTCTCATATTCTGAGTAGGCCCAACCAGAAAACTCACAAACCTCTGATGCTAACTGGCGTTCATACCAATTGTCAGAGTACCTCGCCTTAAATTTTGAACACAGCCTAATAGTTTCGTAAGCTAGTGTGGATAATATAGGACATCGAGGGTGCTCATATAGCAGTGAAATCGCTTTCGCTTTCAGCAGTTCACCCCGAACACGTGGGCTAGGTCCGCAAGATGGAGAATGAGACCAACCAAAGTTCAACAATACCTTCCTGGGGTCGGTCAAAGAACACATATCTTCAGACATACTAATACCGCAGAAGCTAGCGGTAAGCAGATCCGAATGCACTTCGATCTTAGCTTCGAAGCCCACAGATTTGAAATCGTCTGTAGTCAATGTGTAATCACCATCCACTTGTGCGAACAATCCATCATCACCTTCCACCACACCAATCACTTTGATACTTTTCTTTTCTGCCAGGTAGTGCCAAATCATCAAGTTAGAGAATCCATTGCCACGAGAAGTGCTCATTTCACCTGACATACGAACTCCTTCAACAGAAACTGTGAAGTTCTTGTATCTAATGACATTCTTACCTTGCAGAACTTTGGAGTAAATGCGACCCTCAGGGATCTTCTGCAGCATATACTCATAAAGCTGCCCTTCCATGGCTTGTTGGATCTCGGGCGTGAAGAACGACTCAAAGTGTGAAAAGTCGGAGGCATAAAAAGGCCCGGGATTATTGCCCAACCTATCTCTTATGTAGCATGGTCTGTCCTTAACCGGCACGTGTTTTATGAATGATGGGTCTTCATAAACGCGTTTTTCAATGGCTGACATCAAGCGCCCTGCGAACAGTTTAAATTCGTCAGAGCGCGAATTGATACCGCGAGGCGGCTTGTACTTAAGGTACGTCTCTCGTTTTCCAAAGCCATTGAGTTTGGTATAATCCCCACTGAACAACTCGCACCCTAGTGCATCAAAACCGGCTTTTTCAAGCTCACGACGCCTTGGTCCACTGTAATTCGAATTATCCAGCCACTCTGATACAGTCGGTATCTCACATAATTCAAGAGGCTTGTATCTTGCAACCAGTTCCCTGGCAACGAAGTTGAACAAGTCTTGGTATGTTTCACGACTGATGGGAGGAGGCTTCGCCAAATAGCGCATGCTACACCCCCAAATCATCGTTTCAGCATGATCAGTATCGGCTATTGGAGGCGCTAATTTAAGAGTAGGTCCAAGGGAGTGCATGTAAATCTTTCTGTATGGCGACCTATTGCAGTCATGCAGAACGATCTTGCAGTCCGTGATATTCGGGGAAGGAGGCTCAGGAACATCACACTTCCTATAACCGTAGCCGACCAAATGGCCTCGCTTCCCCACATCCCATTTAAATCCCAGACTGACGCACCCGCGGCAGTGTACGACGTCTTCATAATTTCAGCCAGGATACTTGTGTCTGAAGTCATCGCACTGCGAAACACAACAGGTACGTTAAGCTGTGTGTTCGCGTATGCTTTGCGTTTGAGTGTTTCCATCGTGGTCTTATCGACCAAACACGAATGCGCGCAACATTCTGATGCCAAATAAGGTTCCACAAAAAGAGTGGTCTCCTCACACAACGCAAAGTTCAAATAGTGGATTCGTTGTATCCTAACCGGTTCCAGATCCACCTTCGACGAGTTAGCCGAAGAGTGTCTGATGTCAATAGGATTTTTAACGACCAGCGAGTCCATTGAACGTGCTACCCCATGTATCAAATCACCCCCAGCGAGCCAGGTGAAAAAATTTGCTACCTTCATAGCATAAGCATACATGGTGTTGATCGGCGTGGCAGTCTCAGTTCTAGGCTTATTAAGCTTGCCTATGTAGTCCGACATGTTCCCTTTAGTCTGCCTACCTTTGTATAAGTTCAACACACGTTCAGCAATGTACTTTGAG